CTAGAACGTAGCATTATCTATTAGTTCAAATATGTGTTTGCTTTTCCCTAATAAGTCGTCTTCTTTTTCAGTTAATGGATCAAGCCAGTCTGCTTTATTACGTGCCCATTTCAACCATTTTAAAAGTTTTTCTCTTTTGTCAGGATCGGTAACTTCAACGATCTGCAACTCCATGCAGTCAGCAAATCTTCTTATTTTTTGAGCCTTATCCCAATCAGAGGCTGCCTGCTCCAATAATTTAACTTCTTCTAATTCTCCTTTCCTCATTTGTTCCAAGCGACCTTGTCTTTCTTTCTCTGCCCGGTTTCTATCTCGTTCTCTGTCGTCTAATTCATCTGTCGCCATAAATCTATTAGCTATAACAAACATATCATAAACAATTTTGCCCAATTGTGCTTCTAATGGCTGACTTGCATTATCTTTATATTCAATTTTCTTACTTAAATCTCCTCTGCACCAATGGTTTGCTGTCAAAACCAATTCTAAAATAGTATGAGATTCATTGCTTTCATTTGAAGTTCTACCTTTTTTTACTTTTTCTTTTATTTCAAAATAAAAAAATGTCCGCAGAACAGTAAAGTATGCTGTGTCTTTGCCGGAATCTTTACTAACAAAAGTATCGCCCTCCATATCATCTATTGTGTTTATTAGTGTATCAAGTATTCTATATGCCCTGTTGATATTTAAATCGGAAACATATAACGGAAGTATAGCCTTATTATTTCGATAGCTATTTTTTTCGCTTGGATAATAAATTGAACTAGCGCCCTTCTGGTTTAATGCTTTGTCCCTCTTTCTCCTGTTAATTATCTCTTCCTTATGCTCTATTATTAAATTATGAGGGTTTCTAAGCTGGTTTTTTACTTGGATTTGAGAGCATGTGTCTGCAATTAATTTTTTCGTCTCAACACTTAATAAGCTAAGCTCTTCATCAACCATTAATTCTTCATCAGTAAATTCTTTTATATCGGCCTTGTACTTGATAGCGTAATTACATACACGCTTTTTGAGTTCTCCTGTAACTTTTGGTAAGGCAGGTCTCCGAATCGTTTGCTTAGACATTCCTTTTCCCCAATATTCACGCGGCGGTAGTGGTATATTCAACTTCTTACATTGGTTTCTTAGTGCATCACTAGATATGTTATGCCTCTTAGCAACAACAGAAAGAGGTTCCTCCCATATTTCAATATATAGTTTTTCCCGTTCATCTGCGGTAACAATTTTGTTGTTCATAAGCTCCCACCTTGCTATTATTATAATTTTTTACTATGCAAATATTTCCTTAAATAAAAAATAGGTGTGCCACCATTCAGATGACACGACCTAAATTCTACCACGATATTCTATAATCCTCTTATTCTTAATGTTTCTTAATGTTTAGGCGCTTGTGCAAAAATGACGTCTGAACTAATGCCATATTTAAGGCAAATCTTCCGAACATCGGCCATTGAAAAATCCCCACCGGTACCATTGAAAGCCTCTATCACATAATTCACGTTCTTGCCGAGTAAACCTGCGATTTCCTCCGTGTTAATCCCGTTTTCTAGCATGTAAGCCTTGAATTGCCTATATAGGGCAAAAGAATTATTATCCTTATGATTAGACACAAATCTAGCCTCCTTAAAGTTGAATTTGGTTACTATGTCATGCAAAAAGATTCTTATACTTCCAATACCTTACACAACCTGAATATTATCTTGGACACCCATTTTATACGCCTTCCTTAAAGCTATTATCCACATATAGGCTGATAAGCAGTCTATCGAGTCGGCCGTTTTCCAATCAAATCTATCAATAATCTGTTTAAGTTCAGACTGTGCAGCTTTAAAGCTTTCGTCGGATTCCAAAATTCTTTCAAGCTTAAATGCCCAATCCTCAGTTTCAATATAATCATCCAATATTTTTGAATCTTTATTATTTTCCCGTTTGGTTGCTGAAGGGTTCAATTTATAAGAAATATTTTTTCTCCTTCTTAGTCTCTCGGCCCGTTTTCCCTGCATAACGCCGTAATTAAATACATCAATCGCTGCATCTATATATTCTTTTCTGTCTCCCACAAAATCAGCAAGCAAAGTTCCTAAATTAGCTGTTTCATCCCATGGTAACGGTTGTTTTTTTACAATCAATAATTCTTGATCAGTCATAGTATGCAGCCTCCTATCCCAGCATATCTTTCATTTTCAGGGCATCTTTTATTCCCTGGAGGTACATAACCTCATCAATGATAGCAACTTCCCCGGAGATTAAATCACTAACCTCCATAATTAGGCTCTTCTTTTCTTCTGGAATAAGCTCCTTAAGTTGGTTAAAAATATCCGTGCGTTTTTCGGATATTTCAATGTATTTCGGATTAACTAGAAGCACATCACTTCCGATTTCTTCTAACCGAGAATATACAGATTCCATAATTATTTCATTTACTTCTCTCATATGAAAAGCCTCCCATTTAATGTTTAATTTTCTCCCCATGAAAGAAGGCTGCATATGAGGTAATACGAATACAATGAGGTAATACGAATACTTGAAAAGTACTTAACTGTACTGTACAATAATAAATGCAGACACTTCTTCCTTGGAGTGTTTAGGCAAATAAGTCCGTAGATCGGCCAAGATTACAACGGGCTTATTTATTTTTTTGGGCTTTTTCCTCAAGCCATTTTTCAACCTGCTCACCACTGAACAACACCTTACGTTTAACTTTTATTGAAGGCAACCCATCCTTTCTCCATCTGTCAATTGTAACCTCTGATACCTTTAAAAATTTAGCTAATTCTGCTTTGGTTAAATATTCGTCTATTATAATCACCTCATCTTTATTTGTTATTATTTATCTTAATTTATCATAGCCAATCATTAATTGTCAATGCATTTATTTGTTATATTTTGTCTTAATTACTCGTTAATTGTCTTAGATGGAAATTACTCTTTTTGTTACCACCTTCGTTAAAACGCCATCTTCCACTTGTTTCACTTCGTATTCAAAAAAAGTATGCCCTGCTATAAGGGCAAGGGAAAAAATAATTGTTCATTTATAAATATAAACTATTCTTTTCTTTACTCCGAATCGCTGAGCATCATTATGACTTTTGAAAAAAATATCAATCCTCTTTCCTTTCATCGCTGTTCCGGTATCCTCGGCCTGGTACCATCCCATACCCTTAATGTAAACCTTGCTACCTAGCGGGATGATCTTGGGATCTACGGCTATTGTCTGCCCCTCTCTGGCCTTGCTCATTGTTGCCGTAAATCCATCACTCCACCTACCGCAGCATTCCGGGCAGGCGCAATATGCCGTTGCCAATACTTCTATCACTTGATCCGGCTCCCCGTAAGCAATTATTACCGGATTATCACCATATGCTATGCATTCCAGGAGAAACGTAACAATCAACATGATTATCCACTGTTTTCTACTCAAAACGGCCACCATCCTGTTATTGCTTCAAACCAGTTTGTAATTGCCTCAACAACATTTCTCAACATACCTATGCCTAGTGATATACATATTAGTATAGTTACAGCACCTACTAAGCTAGCCAATTTCTTTTCATTCAATGCTAAACAGGTAAAGTAAGCAAGCCAACCCAAAAGACCTATCATCACGACTTGAATTAACTTTTCCATAATCCCCCTTCTCCCCTCTGCTGCCCCCAGGCCCCCTATCATCTCCCCACAACCCTCTTAATCCTAAAATTTTTCTTTATATATCAGCACATGGACAAGGTAAATCGTGCAATTTGAATTTTCGCAGCGTATAAGGTGGCGTATTAATTGCGGAAGCAATGCGTATGACACGACGTATTACCTTAGCCCTGCAAACTTTGCTAACTCAATAAGCACCTTCCCAGCAACACCAATCACCAATAGCAAAGAGGTTAATGTTGTGGCCACATTAATAAGTTCGGCCCATTGACCTTTACCAGTTGCCTTAACTAAATACTGCCCAATCCAGCTCACTAAGCAAATCAGTATAATCATTACCACCACAGAGCCGGGACCGTTGACAAAAGTTTTGGTGGCCAGTTCTGTTAGTGGGTCTGCCGCATGAGCTTTACCGGAACTAATCAATATATATGGAACAAAAAACGGTCCTGCATACCGGGTAAGCTTTTTAAGAGTCAATTTAAGCACTCCTTTCTTATTTCTTCCAAACTTCTTACTTCGAATCGCAAATTACTTTTGTTTTCCTCCGCCACATGCCTAAGGATTTTTTCTTTTCGGCAATTAGTCACAATTAATACCTTGGGAAACTTATCCGTCAGCTCTACCCACCAACTATTCTTATATCGTTCTTCTTCAAATAGCCGGCAGTATTTAGGTACTTTATCAAAAGCATTTTTGGGGCTGCAATCCATTTCAACGAAATAAAAATTAAACTTACCGGTAACATTATTCTTGATTGCTGCAAAACCATCAGCACGAAGTATCTTATAATCCTGTTCATACTGCCATGAGTGAAAATGCTCCCATGACTTACAATTATTTTCCAGCCAAATTCTCACCCAATTTAATGCTTCAAAATGGGCACTAGAAGCGTTTTTCTTTTCTAGGGAATAGGAATATCCCTCCTCACCATGCCAGCGGGTCAGTTTTCCCCTCCTATGTAGTTTAAGAAGCCTTTCCTGGGCTTTCCTAAGGCCATAAGGAAATTTAAACATATGCGCCTGCACTTGACGAGCATTAACTACCTTCCATTCCTCTACCATGGAAATAATCAATTTATCTCGGGAGAAGCCTTTTTGTACTAAATTCAAAGTCCCAATCCCTCCTTTCTCGGTTCTTAGCTAATTCTTTAGCTTTCTTTAGTGGTAAGAACATCGTTTGAACTTCCTTTATCTCATGGCCAAACTTATAAATTCCCCGTCCTGGAATTGGCTGTAGCCATGCGGCCCTGGGACACTCATCACCTAATACTATCCTGCTGTTGGTTTCATCGGCCACTAAATAACATAACCTGGCAGAAAATTGAGCCCTTGAATCGCCATCAATAACCTTTACCGAAGGTCTTTGTGTAGCTGCCACTACAGATATTCCACAGGCACGGGAAAGCCTTAAAATACGGTTTAAATAATCTTTGGCAATATCACTCTGCAGCTCTGCTACTTCATCAACTACCAGCACTATAAATGGCATTTCTTCAGGATAATCCTGCACCTTTACTACCCCGGTTTTTTCAAGCAACTCGACTCTGCGATCATGCTCTTTATTCAACTCTTCTAAAAGCTTAATAGCATCTCGTTCCTTCTTTGCTAGTAGGACTTGCCCATTTAGATATGAAAATTCCAAGCGCTTCAGATCAATAATACATATCCTAGCCTTATCAATCAGTGAAGCTACTAAAACATGTAGAAAATTAGATTTCCCAAAACCAGGTATACCGGCAACCAATAAATGAGGCGCTTTGGCTAAGTCCAATACTTCAATTCCTTTTTGTGTTACTCCAATAGGAACAGGCATATCCATTTTGCTGTATTCACTTGGATACCATGAATAGTCAACCTTTTCCGGAAGATTGCTACATTGCAGATCCATATGGCAGTACCCATATCTCCATGTAATATCTACCCATCCTTTAATGGCATCGGAAAAATAGTCCTGTTTCCGTTTAATTTGAGCAAAGCTAATACCTGGTGGCAAATTAAACACCAAATGCCATCCATATTCCTTTTTTTGCTGGCTAATTATTACCGGTTTTCTTTCATCCTTTGTCTTAAGCCCTAGGTTATCAAAAGTATCTAAGATAATACCCGGAACGGTATTATCTGTCCTAATTGCTTTAAATGCTTTCCCCAGAACCGGAATTTTCTCTGTTACCCCAGGAAGATTCAAACCAGGTCTATGCCGCCATGCATACTTTAACTGAGCAATAGTTTCATCCATAACACCATTCTCTTTTTTCTTGGGCACGTATGTTCACCTCCTGTCTGTTTACGTATGTAGATCAGTAAAACATATTCTAAACAGTTATAATTTATGTTTGTCCAGATATAATTTTTAATAAAAAAAACACCCCTAGTCTTCAGGGATGTATTCTACCAAATCTTCCATTTTTATCTTAAGTTTGTGGCAAATATTTAAAGCACTTTCCAATGATGGTTGCTGCTTTTGATTTTCCCACCTACAATATAAATTTTGTAATACTCCAAGCATTTGAGCAAATTCTGTTTGATTCATTTCATGTTTATGCCGTATTGATTTCAATCTGTTCTTTATTGGCACCTATCCCACCTCAGAAGAATAATTCGTTATGGGACAGGCTTTCCCTTCACAAAAATTTTCTTAATAAACAACAAAAAATTACAATATCTTATATGCTTATACCATATAATAAGCTAGTAACATATATTTATGAAGGGAGTTAATCTATTCTTGGAGACTATCTATATTAAAGAAAATAATGGAATGTAAAATAGCCCCGTAAGAGCGAGATTTCAGTAAACTGCCAAACCAAAAAATGTTATCAGATGCTATTAGTCTCTGGTTAGCTCACAATCACGGCAATAGTTTCGTCTTTTAGGATCAACTTGCCTAGTTAATTCATACAAGCCATGACAATTTGAACATTCAATAATATTACCCCAAATAATATCTTTTACATAATCCTGAATATATAATGCCGGAATATCGAATTCTTCCTCTTGGTATGTAAATGATGTTTGTCTATACTCTGCTTTCAGTTCATCCGGATGAGTAGTTACTATAACGATATTTTTACTAAATTCAGGATACGCAATTTTTATCGCAGGCAGAATATCAGCATCTCCAGCAACAATCGCATGAATATCATCTCCTTTGGTAATAGCTGATCTAACTAACAATGCGACAACTGTAGTATCTACTTGTTTTTCTTGGAATCTACCTTTTGATAGATTTTCAATCATCCATGGTTTTAAGTCCGGTCTTATAATAGAATTAGCCTCAAAACCTGCAGTTATTGCACTTCGAGCAAAATTATCTCTAACATAACAATTCTTTTTTACTTTTTCTAAATCTGCTTTTTTTAGAATATAATTATTGTTCCTTTGATATCGATTCAACTCACATATTTTCTTTCCCTCCCATGAATCAATATTAGATGGAGGTGTTAAAACTGAAATGCAGCAATGTCGCTCGTCATATTGCTTACAATATGAGAATCCACTTTTCTGTACATGTGTTAGTATCAAATTACTTAATTTTGTAAAGTCAATAAAAACAGGCTTATTCCTTTCGCTTTTTATTCTCTTGCTTTTCAATACCCCATTTTGTACTTTAAATAGCCAACTTCCATCGATAAAAATATTTAGCTTCATAAGAATACCTCCCTCATTAATCCTTGTTTGATTAAGGCGCCCAGTATTTTAAAGATCACCCATAAAGTGATAGCCAGACAATAGTTAAGCCCCGGGTAACTTTGATAATACTAATTTAGGCTGCAGGATATTATACGCCCACATGCGAAAACTTCTACCCTGTGTCATAAATATTGACTATGATTATTTTTTTTATTAAATTATCCAACCTAATAACTTAAAAACAAGTATTTCCACAATATACACTAAATTACCTCAATATACTAGATACTAGAAAAAACTCAAATATTATCAAGAAATTAGAACTATCCCCCTAATGATCGATACTGTACTTCCTGATTTTGAAAGAGGCTCGCCATACCCGCAATATCCCCACCATTGAAGATGGACCCACAGTATTAACTACTAAATATAGTAGTCAGAGTAGCTGCTTGTGGATAGAATATCTAAAGCAAAAAAGAAAGAACCCGCGGGCTCCCTATGCTAATTCTATCGTATATATTCTTTTTTTATTATCTGAGCTACGATATCCACCCATCCCTGCACTTTCGTGTACAAAGGCCTCTTTAATTTCAGTAACAACAAATTTTTGAATGCTAGGTGTAAAGAAACTTACTGGATTTTTGCTTAAAACTATTACATTATTATCAGTAATAAAAAATTTCAATTGGTCTACTGAATATGTCTCGCCAATTTTTAATTCTTTTGGTATTTCATCTTCATACAACTCTTTCACCCCCTTCTTTTCCACTATTCACCAAAGGAAGGCAGAATCCTTAACAAAAGTTTCGACAGTTTTAGCAAGGAAAACTTTAAGAACCTTTAGAAACTAATTATTAACAATAAGTTAAGCAACAGGATTTATTTTCCTTGTGCCGAATCACCAATTAAAAGGAGGTGAATAATTTGGCAAGTGGCAAAAAAGTAACCAGTGATAAAGCTGCTTCTGCTGCTTCAAAGGTACTCCGTGATGGTCGCACAAGTAAAGCCTCAAAGACAGCCGCAGGAAGCGCTTTATCTCAAAAGGAGAAAAAGAGTAAGTAGAAATATTCAATGGTTTTGGCCACCCTTAACGGTGGTTGTTTTTTTTGAGATAAAAGCCCCCCTAAGGCACTTGTATTACTAATTATTTTTGCATAGTAACAAAAGACAGCTCTTTTTCTGGTTTGTGCAGCAAGTAATTTTCTATAAAGCCGGCCGCAAAAAGAGGTTTTTTGTTTTTTATGTTAAAATGCAAATCTGAAATGTTAAGTGGTTGTAAACCTTAGGCACTAAATACTGCCAATTTTGCTAACAATTCAGTTGCAATTACACTGCCAGTTGCACCTTCAATAATATTTCTGATAGTTCTTAGGCTTTCTTTAATAATGTTATTTTTTGGCCGTGACGATTTTGACTGAGCCTCAATCGTAGCTATTTCAGCATTGATCTCTTGTGTGTTTTTTGAATCCAAGTTAAGTTGGGAGATTTTTTCCTTTAATTCTTCCATAAATTTTATAAGCTCATTTGTATTATGCCCTTCAAATGTCCCTGTTTGGGTGCTATTAAAATTTCCTTGTTGGATTTGAGATCCAACCATATTATTTACATTAATAATATTGACTGCTGGGAAATACTGTGTTGGTTTATCTGGCTCAGAACGTGCCTTTTCTATTTGGACAACCCCCCTGTGTGTTATCCTGATACCTCCACCTAAAGTAGAATATTTTATTAAGCCTTCGCCTTCTAAATATTGTACGATTAATCCAGTTACATCCCTTGAAAATCCCAGTATATTACCTATTTCCCACATATTCATAGATGCATATTGATTACCACCTGTGCCTTCATATAATCTGCTAAGAAACTGAAACCTTTTGCTTTCCATTTCTAAGATCTTACCCACTAAAAGGTCCTCCTTTGTCTTTATTGTAACAGTTAATAGTAACCATTAAGTTTAACAGTAATTTCCACATAACACTCCAAATTCTCCTAGAAACAGAAAAGTCCAGAAAACCCGGATAGTATTTCTGTATCTTGACAAAAAGGTGTGGGATAAATGGCCAGGCAGTTGATGCTTTTAACTTATGCGAGAAAGGTAGACGATACGATAAACCCCGTGGAAGCATGGCTCTGTTAAAGACTTTTTCACAGGGCTAAGTCCTAAGTATTATTTGAAAGTTTATCATTAAAAGAAGCTAAACAAATATTTAGATTCTATTGTCGGAGACAAAGCGCCAGTAACATTGTCCAAGAACTGTGAGTTTACAAGATTTTGAATTTATTGCTGCAAAGTACATATGCTCTTCTCCAACAGGAGTTACTAATCCAACAGCAACCAATTTTTGTAAATCTTTAAATGTTTTTATATTCTCCTCAACAGATCCTTTCTCAGTAAACTCATAGGTTGGATTCAAAGAATATTCCTGATCTGGCGTATCAAAATATTTGGTTATATTTCTTAAGGTTTCAGTAGGTATTGGAGGTTTCACTATCCTTATTGGAATATAAGCGTTAACATTTGCCTTGAATACAGGCCTTTGATCCCAAGGCCCTAAAGCTTTGTCGACATACCAATAAATACTTCCAGCTGTAATGTTCCCACATAAGTCAGCAGCACCCCCATCAAGAGCTTCAACTAATAAGCTAGTAAAAACACCCCTTCCATACTTTTCAAATGAGACCTCATCGCTTTTACATGCAGTTAGAATTGTTACTCCTTGCCCAATTTGAGTTATTGTTGAACCATCTATACTAGGATTTCCCATTTTCCCCGAATAACAGCAATCTAGGATTATAATTTTGTTACGTGCTGATGAGTTATTAGCTAATCCAAGAATCTCATCCATTGAAATTCCTTCATCATAAGATTTATAGTCAGGAGTCACTATATACCCTCCGATCGTAGTTAGACAGCCATGACCGGAAAAATAAAGTAATACTGTATCATCATAATCAAATAATTCTTTTATTGCTTTTTTTAAGGTTGACTTTTCTATAGTATTTTTTTCATCGGTTATTAATTTTACCGTAAAATTTAGAGACTTATCACCATGCCGCTCTAGCATCTTACAAATTTCTTTTGCATCATTAATACAGCCGTATAAAGGTGCACTCTCATAATTGTTTAATCCTATAACAAGTGCCTTCTTCATATGATAGTGCCTCCTTATTAGCCTAATTCTTTGATTGCTGAAATGATTGATGCACTTTGCCATTTCACAATTTTATCTGCACTATCTTTAACTACCTTAGAAGTTTTTTCTGATCCCCATGGTTCGATAGCAATAATTGGTTTTTTTAAAGTAAACCCTTTTTGGGCAATATTAATCTCCTTATTTATCCATTTACTATACGTTGAGTATACGCCTGCCATTATTAGGATTACACAACAACATTGCATTTGATTCTTTATTGCATTGTATAACTCTTTGTCATTCTTTGCGTTATGTACTGGATCATTTTTAGGTACCGAATAGTCTTTATACGAAAACTTATCATCTTTCTTTAATAAATTAATAAGGCCTTCATAAGCTTCAGGGTAAGTCCAAGAATGACTTATAAATAAATTATAGATTTTTGACATAAAACACCTCCAAAATAAATTGTCTTTGTAATTTTATACTTATTTCTGAAATGCATTAAAAATATATGTACCTGATGCCCGACATAGTTTGTAAATATCCACACCTATAACTTTTAACTAACAATTTATCAATGAAACCTGCATTTTTGTATTAAACATTAGTTTAACTTATTCTATCGACATTTTCTCATACTTAGTTCAAAAATAATGTCGAAAGTGGACATATAAATAAAAAAATGTAAAGCTCCACATATCAAGTACATTTCTCCCAGCAAAATTTTCAAGTGCTTGGGATTTTAGCTTTATAAAACCCGGTCACTATTCCGGAAAATCATTGACATGTTTTGTATCAACAGAATTACGGTTTTGATTGGGACTTGTTAAATGACTTGAGGAATAGTCTATAAAGTATTTTTGTATTTTGGGGTACTAATATTATGCCGTACACTTAAACGGCATATCAGTTAAACTCATTAATTATAAATTGCTCTTAAAATAAAAAAAAGACCCCGAAAGGTCTTAATCAATGTTACAGGAATTTCCTTCTTTCTGTCGAAATAGGAGTTATCCAGACTCTACCAAAAGGAAGGAGGGATAGATCCTATGGCAAAAAAGCCACTTGTCCCGTTAAAAGAAAGTGTAACAAAAAATTCAATTATCACTAGCAAAGGCTCTGTTCAAAAACCTAGTATTATACCACCAAAACCCAAACAATAAGAATTTATTTCAAATTATACTGGTCATTATTATTTGGAAAGGAATTACTATTATGTCTAAAAAACAAGAACCACTAATTAAAAGCGCTGAAAGGATTTCAATTATTAGTCAACTACAAGATCGCTCCGTAGTGAAATCAAGTATTGTTCCAAAATCTTCTTCGACACCAAACCAAACGAATACACCAAAACAAAAATAGATATTTTATCCATCAGAATATTTATCATAGGCTTCGCTAAATTGAACAGAATCAAATATTTCCACTGCAATTCCAGACTTTGTATCTACATAGACCTTTGATAAAGGGATATTGTACTTTTCAACAATATCCCTTATTGTTTCAGAATCATCAAGTAATAAACATCGCTCATCGGAAATACTTTCAGACATATTAACAGGACTTCCATAAAACTTAGAATCCTTTAGAGTAACTCTTACCGCCTGCGCTTCTTTTCCATGAAATGCGTCTTCCCACACTAAATTACCTTCATTAATATCAGCTTTATTTCCTTCCCTTCTTAACTTATTAATCCACTCAATAACCAATCGCTTCTTTATAAAATATTGCCAACACCAGCTTACAAAGTAAGAAAACAGCACACTTGAAACTGAATAAAATATTAAACTACCTACCGATTGAATTTCCATTTGTAGAGAAGAGACATTTGCATATCCCATGTTACCATTCTTTATTCCGAATAATACTAGATTAAGAATTAGAACAGGTACTGAAAACAACACCGCCATAACCAATTTTTCTGTGTTTGTATATTTTGAGGCAGGATGCGAGCCAGCTCTTTCATTGATAAGCATAACTATTAGTCCTGGGGCAAGTAATAAAATATATGCTATCAAATTATCCATCAAAAAACCTCCTTTGATTACCAATAATTCCTCCAATAATATCCTTAATAATTAATTCGACAGATCCTAAGAACTCCCTACAAATTAATAAAAAGTTTTCTTACTCTTCTCGCTAAGGCAGGATAATCCTTCCATTAAGAGTAATACTATCAATATCAAAATTTTTCAAGGAGTTGATCAACCATGAAAAAATTCTTCTTCGGTTTAATCCTCGGCCTTGTCCTGGCAACTACCTTTTCCGTCACTGCCGGCACAAATGAGATAAAACTCATTGTCAACGGTCAAACTATTGAAATGGATGTGGCCCCGGTACAAATAAATGGGCGGGTTATGGTACCGGCCCGGTTTGTCGCGGAGCCACTGGGGGCATCGGTTCAGTGGGATGTATTAAATAATGCGGTAGTTATTTCAAATTCTTCAAAATTAGCTGATACAACTTCTACAGAAAAACCTTCTACTGAGTTTATTTCTGGACAAGAACTATCTAGTAAATACAATGCGAAAATATCTTTAAAGTCGCAAAATAATGCTATAATTTTTACTATTAATGACCTTTTGGTTGAAATTCCATCTATTGAATATAGTATCCTAACAAGCGGACAACCCATTTCGGTTCCTATTCAGAAAAATGATCTAGATATTGATTCGGTTATTATTAAACTAGAAAACTATAAATATTTTTTCAGCAAGAATATATTGGCTTACCTGTAATTATAAACTCACATCCAATTGGGTTAATGTATTTAATTCTTGTTGTAACAGAATTAATTGATCTGTAAAGTTTTGAATATTTACTTGGCAATTTTTAATTTTTCGTTGCAAAGTTTCTTTTCGTTGTTTTACTTCTTCCAGCGAAAGCGTCATTGTTATGCTGACGCTTTTTTCTATTTCATTCATTTGAGCTGAAAATCTACTTTCTATCATTTTTACACCCCCATCAATGCTTGAATAAAAATACTAGCATCTATTCTACCTAATCTTGTTGAGCCAAGTTGAATAATGTTGTTGCCTGCCACAAGAAATTCTTTGATATCTAAATTATCCTGGTCAGCATTAAAAGGTCCACCTAAAGCGGCGCTTCTATCAACGCCATTAATTATAATCGTTACACCTTGAGGAGTTGTGGCTTCATAAATCCCAAAAACAAGATTATGAGAATGCGATGGAATATTTACTGTATGGCTATGACTTGGAATATCAATATCGTGGGAATGTCTCGCGTCAATTCCGTGAGCATGGTTCCCATCACTACTTATTGAATGATTATGAGTATCGCCACCAAATGTACTATATGTAACATATCCTCCCCCATCTTTAAGCAATTTTGTCCCGTTTGATATCCCATGATTATGTGAAGCTGTTGATGAATCATTACCCGTTTCTCCACCATGATCATGGCTTCCTTCAATAGTCATGATATCGTACACAACCGGTTGACTTATTTTCCAGACTTCATCATCACTCGTTTGGGTGCTCCCACCTCCGCTTGCACTAGTTGTTGCTCCACCACCACCACTTGCCGCCCCTGTCTCATAAGCCCGGAAAGCAGCCAATTTGAATTGTAATATACATTCCTTAATCTCTCTTGTTATAGCTGGAATGCGAAGATTTAAGTTGTAATTATGTGTGCTATCAAGATTTTCAGCACCAGGAGTAACCTGCCAAGTCTGTAAAATCCCTCTATCATCAAGAAGTGTTGTAGCCCCATCTGAAGCCTTTACATTCAGCCCAAAACGTTTGGTTTCTCCGTCCATCCACCAGCCGGCAATCAGTCTCTCAACTGCCGCCTCATCATATACATGAAGTCCGCTAGCCTCAAGCTTGGTAAACCCATCATCCGTGCTTAAGGCATACAAAGCGTTAACAATAACCGTATTAGCCAGGATCCCTGCCCCGGTCATGGCCGTAACAAAGGTTTGTCCACCGTCAGTACTGATCCCAATACCACCGGGTGTAACCCTTACTCGCTTTCCGGTTTCTTCCCCAGCTTCATCAATCTCAATGGCTTCCAGAGTGCTATCGTTCCAGACCAGCTTTCCGTTGGCAGAATTGATTGTTGTGGCAAAGGTATTAATAAAACCTTTAAGTAGATTAGATGTGGCCGGATTTGGTTTTAGTGCATCAGAAACAAACTTTGCAACATTAAAACTATCTGCAAGCTTTGCTACAAATCGTTCCTGAAAGTCTCCTATTTCTAACTCACACTTCCAAGGTTGGAAAAGGTTATATTTATGACGGATAATCCGGACCTTAACGTCAAAGCCTAATTCCTGATCAATAACATCAACCATGTCACCTAACGAAAAATCTTCATGGCTATATTCCGGAAGAGTCCGCAGGTCCACCATACCTACTCTATAGGTATATCGCGGCTTGCAGATTTTTCCCAATTCTTCAGTGGTTTTATCTTTTAATTCTTGCGGATCAGAGATTTCCTGGTTTTCATATGTATCAACATATACATTTGAAGTATAGCTAAAATTCTCCAGATACTTAACCCCGCCGTTTACACTACTAATATCTAAGCCATCCTGACCAAATGCATATAGTCGAGTGACTAAATTATTATTGTCAGTCCGGGTAATATGTTTTAAGTTTTTTCGATACATAATTTGGAATCCGGTATAATTCTGCCAGATTGACTCAGCCCTCAAAGAAACCTTATGGTTAAGACTGTCCCATACCAGGTACCCACCCCATATTTCCTGTACTTTCTGAATATTTGCCAGCAAGCTTTCCTTCTCGGTCTCCAGATCGTGGGTACCAATAACGTCGCATACATCCAGTGTCCATCCGGACCCGGCCAGAAGATACGTCAATGCGCTACCAGCACTCCCAGCAGAATATCCCCCAGCGGGTATTCCTCCGGAAAGAATCGTTACACCCAATTCCGTTGGAGTTTCTCCCGGGACATTATTAATACCGCTTTCTAAATATTGTTTCCCAAGCTTTTTCCAGCTCTCCTGAGCCATCACCTTGCCCCATATTTTACCCTGCTGGTCACGCTCAATATCAATTGCTTCATCATGAAGAATAGTATATTCCCGTCCGCCGACAATAATCAGGCATTCAGGAACAATTTCCTCCCATTTTTCAGATATCATTGGCAGAAAAAAAGTAAGGGTGCTTTCGGCATTTAATCGAACGTCCAAATAACAATCTTTTATCCCGTCCACATCAGGAGCTAATAGAGCTGTTAGTTGTCTATCAACATTTTTTATCTCGATGAATTCCGGAATGTCCATAAATATCATCTCCTTTTAACCTACTAGATTAATCTTTTTATCCAATGTAAATATAGCTTTGATGTCCCCAAAAATTATTCTATTATTTTTTTTACAACTCTACTTAAACTTCTGTTCATTATTTCCACATCAATTTCGTCACTTGCATATACATTCTGTTCTCCAATTAACGGTCCAATCTGCTTTGGATTAGATTTAATTGCGTTTACAATTCGATCAACAGCCCTATTTAACAAACTGGCATCAAATAATTGAAAATCTCCCGGACGTGCATAAAGAGCCTGTATCAATGATTCCAATTTGACTGACAAATTAGGCGGGAAAACAAGTTCCCCCGGCTTCAAATATGCTGCCCCATAAGATAGAACTTCTGCACCTGTATGCGCTTTTGGAAGTGTTCCTAAATAATCTTTAGCACGAAGATAATCCATGCTTTGAAGTTGTTCCGCAATATTGAGTCCTTTGGTTCCCATATTTTCTAAATCATTATAATATTGAATTGCACTTTGGGCAGCACTTTTATTCCCATCTATTTCATACTGTTTTTTTAGAGAAACAATAGACTTCGCTGCCTGATAAATTAACGCGTTTTCCGATAATCCACCAGTTGAACCTTCCAAATTACCTGCCCCGGAACCAAAGTCGTCAAGTTCTCCGGACTTCAATGCATTTTGCAACGGAATCAGATAATTGTTTACCCACTGTTGATATGCGCTTTTTGACATTGCACCTGCCATAGCAACAATATCCACTGTATGTTCGTCAAAAGCCTTTTCTATCAGCTTATATGATTTCTCCCATTCTTCCTTTTCTTCTTCCGCAGCATCTTTTATATCATCGATTTCTTTTCTAAGTTCATCTTTTTTATCTTCTCTGGTCCATTCCGCAAGCTGCAGCTCCCACCTGCGTTTTTCTTCTTCTATCTGCTTATGGATATCGGCAACGGCTTCCTCGTGATCTTTGCCGGTTCTCAGCTGGTGATATTGCAGATCTTTCTGCAGCTCTTCCAATTTTTCATTATGTTGTCGCTCAGATTCTTCCCTGCTTTCCTGCTCAGACTTAACATCCAGAGCATCAATCTTCGCCTGTCTCTTTTTAATCTCAGCATCCGCTTCATCTTCTATCATTTGAATACGCTCGTTATAAGCATCTTTAATAGAACTCTGGATATCATTCAATGAACTCTTATAAGATTCAAATTCTTCTTCCCGCAGTTCCTTTTGCAATTTATATAAACTCAAAGTGGCTTGCTTGACAGCTTCAATATTATCTTTTTGATTCTTAAGCACCCTGTTCCAAGCCGCAATTTCCTCTTCCGCCGAAAGCTGGTCTAAAGCCTTTTTTTCGTTAATCCAGTTAACCGAATTTTGCAGTCGGCTATCAAGAGCAGACTTTTCAGCATCATAAATCCGCTCGTCTAAATCCATCCGTTCTTCGGCACTCTTGGCATAAAGATCCTTTATATTTCGTAGGTGGTCAGCCTCGTCTTCTACTGCAATCAGATTTAAATGTTTCTTATATTCAAGTATTCGGAGCGCGCTTTGCAATGCGGTGTTTGCGGTACTGCCACTACCGTCACCGTCGCCATCTCCATCATCATCTCCATAGTCATCATCTCCGGGAGGAGGGTTTGTCCCACCAGGCGGCGGAATTTTTATAGGCTCATTCAAAGATTCTAGAGCTTGTTTGTATAAAGAAAGCTCCATTCTGTTTTCCTGAAGCTGTTCCATTAGTTCCTTCTGTTCTTTTAATATCCCTTTTGTATTGTCTACCCGAACATACCCGCCCTTACCAATTAACGGAGCATAAACATCTCCATCTAAAAGCTTGTTAGAGTTTTTATCAAGCTTCCCTTGCAGCTTTTCTTGTTCTGCCTGTAATTTTGGAATTTGCGTATTTGCTTCCATTAACAACCGCTGGCGTTCAATCTCAAGTTCCTGCTGTTTAAGAGCGTTTAACTCTCTAATTAAAGGGATATTTGATATAATCTTATTCCCTTCTTCATCAAGCCCGTCCACATATTCAGGATAAATCCGGGCAAGCTCGCGCTGAATGTCAAGCATATCGGACTTAACCTCCATGCCCTGCCTTTCTTTTATTTGAAGCTCCTCATATTTAGCAATAAGATTATTCGTTTCGCTTACTTCATTTTTCTTTGCATTAATAGCATTGACCGAATCTTGGGCAGATTGGGCAGAAACCCTATCAGCATTATACGCAAACAAGCCCAGCGCCCCTGTCACTGCAACGATAGCGGCAAGTAACTGGCCCCATCCGGGGATGGTCGCCAAAATTGACCCGGCACCAGCGAACAGATTTCTTGCAGTAAAAAGTTTCATTGTAGAATTTAGTGCTACCATTACGCTCAATAATTCCAGAGCAGTTGTGATTAAAGCTTTTGAAGTATCATCCAATTCTGCAAAGCCACTGGCCGTATCAGTTGCAATATCCGTAAGTCCTTTCAGAATATCTAACAGCCCGGCGTCACCAAGAGCAACTGCTAACTGCTGTGCAGCAGTTTTTAGTGAAGTATACTTTTTCTCAAGAGTATCCATTGTGCGGGCATTTTCAGTTTGAGAATATCCAGCGGCATCCGTCATATTGTTAAGAACTTCTTGAGCTTGAGTCAACCGCTCAATCATTCCAATAAAGTAATTTCTGCGATATATGCCGGCGGATGCCTGGGCAATGTCTCTTTGCTGCAAATCATTCCACTCTTCTTGCAAACCAAGAGCGACGGCCAATTCTTCACTGAACCATTTTGCATCATCTGCTGCTGCTACAAATCCATCCTTAATAGCATCGCTGCCGGTTTGCCATTTTGCCTCAATATCCTGGAATATCTCCATAACATTTCTGAAATGTGTTTTTGCTTGATCGGCAAATACTTCTATCCCAAGTCCTTCAAGAGTCTTAATGGAAATTGGCCGTTGTATGTATGATAAAATAGAATTAAGAGCATTACCAACTTCCCGGCCGGTACGCCCGGATGCTTCACGCATCACGGTAAGCAGGGAAATAGTTTGGTCAATCGACAATCCCATGATTTTTGCCGCACCGGAAGAACGCAGCAAACCATCAACCAGGTCCTGTGAAGTAACTGTAAAGTCATCAGCTGTCTTATTAATCTTATCTAGCACAAGAGGTAAATCGTTTGACGTAAGCTGCCACTGAGCCATAATTCCAATCATGGCTTCAGTTGCTTTAGCAGCATCAAGTTCAGCAGTATTTAAGGCCAATAATGAAGTCTTGGTATTTTCAATACTATCCCTAACATTATATCCTGCCTGTGCCCACCGGAGAGCTATGTCTTGAACGGCATCAAATGTTTGCCCGTAATCAACCCCGAGTTGAAGCAGTTCGTCCCGGTAATCCCTAAATACAAATGTGCTGTCCTCCATCACACGGGCAATTTCGGTTATTCCCATTTCCACTTCAGAAATAGTCTGTACCGCTTCTCGTGCTCCGCTTAAGGTGCCGTAAAAAAGGCTACCTGTCAAAAACCATCCTGCTCTTCTCTGAAATTCATTTCCTAAGATGTTGTATTGTTTTGCCACATCCTGAACAGTTACCGCATGTTCCCTTAAAACATTATTGGTCGGCCTAATTTGATTTGCCATATCATTAATGCTTGTTTTAAATTTTGCTGCCTCACTCTGGATAGTTAACGGTTGACCATATTGATCTAAAATAGCCTTATTTCCGCCTAAATTTCCCACCTGAGAAGAAAAAGCCTGATTGATATCCCTAACCCCGGCTATTGCATTAGCCTTTAAATCAAAAAGCTGTTTGTTCAAAGAAGCTATTCGATGTTCAAATGATTTTATTGAATTCTCTGCAGGTTTAAAATTTATCCCAAGGGTTTCCATTATTGTTACCATATTAGAATCATCGTTCATAGAACTCATTTGTAATCACCTTCTTTATTCGATTATTATTTTTTATATTATAGGACTAAATCTCACTATTTATTATTTTTACTATCAAATACTCGTTTTTATAATTAATTTGTTATAACCCCAATATTCTCATAACCTGCTTGTATTGTTTAATACTAATCCTGCTTATCCGAACTAATGTTTTTATGGCTTCTTTACGCCTTGTATGCCCTGTGGTTCTAGAAACCAGATACTTGCGCTCGATGGCAGTCCAATCTAACCCATGCCAATATTTGTCTTCAAGTAATTTTTTCTGTTCAGTGGTAAGGCCACCAAGCGCAATATTCATTTTGTCTAAAATTAATTCTAGAAGAAAGATCTCTTCGGTAATTTCTCGGTATAGTAATTTTTGTTGCTCGTCCAAAGTTTCCTGGTATTTCAAAGCAACGTTGCCTGTTTTATCAGATATTCGCCCCAGGGTATGAGATAAAGTATTATCAGTAATAGGAGCACGGCTCAAGGCCATGGTAGCTATTGTATCATTGTAATCAACTCCTTTACTCAATTCTTCTAGATCTCTCAGGATGCTTTGGATTGTTCCTTGTATGTCCCGATAGTGAGTTATAAGATTTTCCATTTCATAGGTCCGGATGTATTCCAATTTTTTCTCCCCCCTGTTAAAATAGAGTATGAGGAGTAACAGGGGCGGCTTTGTAGCTGCTTCTTTTTTTGCCTCGCTGTGGGAGAATTTATAAATTTAGTTTTACGTTGATGGTTAATCAGACCAGCGGCGCGGCGCAGCGTGCATAAAGCGCCTTTCGATCTGTTCGGGTGGTTCCACAAGCTTTGATGCCTTCCCGTCCCACAAAGCCCTGATGATCCCCGCCAAGGCCGCAAGACGGCATTGTGTCCGGTCATGTATCAAACGCATATTGCTGGCGCTTGTGCCCGCTATAATCTCTTGTTCAACCATCACAAGTCCCCATAGGTCATCCACGCCAGCCCGGATGGTCTGTTTCAGGTTGTCCAAGAGGGTATCCGCCTGTTCCTGAAGTTTGCAGAGTTCGTCCGTTTCCTCAGACGTCAGATTGCGCGGCGGGAGCAGCTCGGGCCATATCTCATAAATTTGGTTTTGAAGATGCACTTTCAAGACTGAATTCTCTTCCAGTGTACTAACCATACGGAGCAGGTTATCCCTGAATCGCCCTTGAGCCTTAGTTTCCCAGTCAGCAACGCTACCATGGGAATCTCCGCTATAACGGATAGTCTTTGCGTGAACTTCACGAGCTTTTTCCGCGGCCTTCTCCAAAAAGTCCTTAACGTTAATTGAATACGGCAGCAGCGGTTGTCCAAATGTTGTACGCACCTCGTTTTCTTCTATTTGCTTCTTTAAGACATCAACCAGATCGTTAAAAACTACATCACCTACATCGAGGTAATTTATTATTTCCATGTGTTAGCATCCTCTCTAATAATTTTTACTGCAGCATTTCCAGGTATTTCTCTCTTTCCGATTTTTATTTTTAGATTGTTTCTGCCATCGATCGCTATTTTTTTTTGATTTCAATTTTTGCATTGCCTTATTTATCAGGCGATCAACACCCCCTCTGCGGATAACGTATCCAGATCCCATTTGCACCACCTCCACATTATTTCTTTCTTCCTGGAGTATTTTTAAAGCCCCTTCATATTCATCTATGCTCTTATTTGCAATATTTTCAAGGGCTTTGAATTGCTCTTGCATTTTCTTTATTTGCCAAGTAAGTATTTTTACGTGGAGACGCTCTTGAAGCCTTAGAACTGCCTTAAAGCTTGCAGCCATTGATGAAAGATCAGATTCTGCCTCTGCCTCTTTAACTAGCTCTTCTATTACGCTCATACGTTCCCTAAACTGCTTAAGCTCCGGGTAATCTTTCAGTAATTCATCTACCTCTTTTTTTATTTGTTCCTGATTGTCAATCATCTTTAAAACTCTCCTTTCTTTTTTGGCATTCGCCCAAGATAGAAATTCATTCCTAAATTTCATGTACTCAGAAAACTATCTGTACTTATCGGAATACTTATCGAAAAATCAAAAACAGGCTTATAAAATGATATTCATTTTCTGCCGTGTACGAAAAAAACCGTATACGGGGAGTGATCATAACAGTGTGCTATCGGCATAATAAACTTTTTTTATAAAGCTCCGGTTTTTCAGTGCTTTAGCTGTAGGCAATTTCCTACAGGTCTGGTTGCTCAGGGACCTGAAAATTGGCCCCTCGATCTAGTTTGAGCAAGGAGAAACTCCGTAACTCCCTCCCGGAGCTCATTCGCAGGCATACCTTCTATAAGCTGAATGGTGATAGCATCAATAGAAATGTTGTGTTTAAGAACCTCAAATAGTGCCCAACGATCAAAATTGCTAATATTCCCCCTCAATTGTCGCTGTTTAGCCGATTCACTTCTCCGAAGGCCTTTTCCCCGCTTAATTGCCTGTTCAAAAATATCCGGTTTTAATGATAAGCAGCCTATTAGATCAGTCTCCGGGAGAACCAGAGTGCACTTTGATAACTTTACGATTGTATCTTTGCTCACCATACTTCATCTCCTTTCCGTTGATATTAAGCGGCGATATTTCTGATCCTTATTAATTGGTGCTTTTATCTGACTTAAAAAATCGCAAGTGACCATTGAGTTATATACCGTGCTTTCATCCTTAACCATTACTGTTGCAATTTCAGAAAGTCTCAACATTAAACCCTCCCTTTATTTCTTCCACACTTACATCTATACCCCATTCCTTAAACAACGTCAGGTACTCTTCCAAAGGTAGTAAAATCTCAATTTTAAGCGCTGGTAAGTGCCTTTCTCTCTCTAACAAAGGGATATCTTGGTTACCAAGATATTTTTCTGCTTCAAGCATCCGTTTTAATATCCGATTATATGATTTTTTTACTTCGAAAATAATATCTGGCTCTGGATCTATTGCCTGTGATATGTTCATTGTCACAAACCTCCTAAAATGGTAAATCTCCAGGTGTCGGAACCTCCTTCCAAATTGGTTCCCATCCATATTCCTTATTTAGGTCATCAGAGTCACCGTACATCCGTTTGCTCTTTTCATCAAAGTGCAAACCTATGGTCTTATCCTGATGCCCCATCAGACGGTTTTTATGAAGATCTATCAGAGTATCATATGGGCATCCTTGCTTCACGACTTCTCCTTTTTTGTTAAGTTCATCCATTTTTTCTTCTGGGGTTGTCCGATGTACAGATAAAACAATATGTGCTAAGTTTGATATGTCTGCTGATCCGGAAATGTCAAGTTTAGTAAGCCTTTTGACGGTGTCTGTTTTTCTTGGATGAGTCACCAGAAAGGTTACGGCATTATATTTCTTGGAAAACTGAACCAACTTTCTAACAAATTCCTTTTGTTTGCTATGCTTTTCCATCTCATTGCCACCAATGTCTATAACTGCAAGGTTGTCTAAGACAAATACCTTCACGCCATATCGCTTTGCCACAGCTTCCATCTTGCCTAAAATGGTGTCAGCCGTAATATCATCATCATTGCAGTAAACAAAGACTTTACCACTATACCACTCAGCCATTTTACGCTTGGCCTCATAAGAAACAGCATAGCCGATTGGAGCATGAGGACCATTATCAAACCTAAGTATCTGATCCGGGCCGGCCATTGGGAATTCAATTAAATTCCTTAGCTGTGGTCTAGGAACCTCTCCACTATATATGAACACCTTATATCCCTGCGAAAGCGGCTCACATATGCACATCTGGTTAACGAGAACTGTTTTTCCGGAACCATTAATCCCGAATATTACAACAACAGAACCTAGCGGAAACCCCTTAATCCATCTATTCAATCCGTTTAAACCGCTTGAAATGCACTCAGCTTTATTGATGTCAAAGTCTTGTATTTGAGCCATGTCTATTACACCGGAAAGCGGAATAAGCTCCGCAGTTTCAATCATGGAAATTATTTTCTTTTTGCCAGCTTTTAATAAAACATCATTCAAATCTTTCACCATTGCACCACCCTTACCCGGTGTTCTCCTAGCCTGGGAACAACTTCACTAATCATTTTTTTGCCGGCCTGATCGCAATCCGTACATAGAATGATGCTTTCAAACTGTTCTAACCATTGGTAATTGTATTCTATCCAGTTGAGGTTCCCTGCTCCAAATGGGATGCTCACACTATTACGGAATCCGGCTTCTATGGCCGATAAACAATCAACCTCACCTTCACATATTAGAAGCGGCTTTGTAGGATCTGTTTTATTCATCAGATAGAGAAGTGGCTCGTGATCTACGTCCTTTTGACACCAAATTTTTGATTCTCCCTTTTGAGCTTCCCGCGACAATCTGATCTTCACGAGACCTAATTCACCGTTCGGACTGTAATATTCAAAGACCACATTCCCACTTTTATCCTGTTTAATACCGCCATACTTACATGTTTCGGCGGAGATTCCGCGGGACCATAAATACTGATAAGCCTTGTCAATTGCAGTGTTATTTTCCGGCCTTGGAGCCCTTACGGGCCTTTTCCGTTCCTCATCCTGTGTCCTATATTCAATTCCCGCACCATCCAAGAGCTTAATAGCGGCGGTTTTAAAGGAACCATACAAGCTAATATAATGGTCGATGATATCGTAATTGCGCCCGCAGCCGAAACAGTGAAATCTCAAATTTTTTGGGTCCCAACTAAAGGAAGCCGTATCTTCCACATGGAATGGGCATAGGCCTTTCATTTGCCTAACATTCCATTTTTGAATATTCAAGTCCCGCACTATAACGTCTGCTGCCTTATTTCCGAATCTTCTTTTAGCCTCTTTTACTTCGTCGATCATCAAAACACCACCTTAAGAGCTGTCTATCTTAAAACCACTCACAATATCTTTAAATTCCGGCTCTGGCTCCTGATAATTCTCGTCCAGGTAATCAACATAGCCGCCATTAAAGAAGGTTGACCCGTACATTATATATTGCTGATCCTTGCCTTGCGTCTCATCCCGATACCTACCAATAGCCCTTGCGAGCTCTTCGGAACCGATTCTAAATAATTTCTCTTTCTGCTTTTTAGAGATTTGACCCTTTCCCTTTTTCTTGGGATATAGCTTCCAAATTGATTCAAAAAAATCATCAATCGCCATATTTGTTTTAATATTTGTTTTTTGTTTATCTTGGGTGACTAAATAGTCACCTGTTCTGGTGTCTAATTCGTCACCTGGTTGGGTGTCTTTTTTGCCTCCTGGTGTCTTTTTAGTCACCTGGTGTCTTTTTGAACACCATTTCTCGTAATCTTTTTGGAATGCCAACAGCCTAGCGGAACTAAAGGTGGCTTCTCGGGTAACGGTTAAAATATTGTATTCAATAAGGGATTTTAGTTCACGTTTGACTTGCCTTAGCTGGCTTCTATTTAGGTCCAATGCTTTTAAAATAAAGGTTTCAGATAATTCATGTGTCTTACGGCTGAAGCCATATGTATAACGCCAAACAACCGCTATGATTCGCCACTGGGTACCATTTAAAGTCACCTTGACGAGTTCATCCAATATTTCGTTCGCAATTCTAGTGTAACCACCTTCTAGCTGGGGGTTTGCCAATATAATCACCCCAAACGCAAAAGTTTGTTTCTTATTTTTAATGCTTCGTGATGAATTTGAGGATTTTTGCCAGCATCCTGATACAAAAACTCTTTGGTATAAAGATCAATTTCTTTTGGATTTTTGTCCATTAGCAGATACACATTAGCTAATTCTTTTGCCAATTTCATCTCCAGATCAGTTAACATTCCCTTCACCCCTTTACCTGCCTCAACACCCCATACTCTGGTTCATCATGCCGCCGCAAACTGTTTTCCATCATTTTGCCTATATGTGCTTCCAAAAGCTCAATATCAAAAATCATCTTCCCACGAGATCCACCAACCCGCATATGCGGATACCGCCCCGAATTTGCACCCGTTCTAAGCTCCCATTCCGACAGACCTGTTATTTTTGCTGCCTCTTTTAACCCTAGTTTCTTACCCATTTATTTCACCCCATTTTTATATTCCATTTCAAAAACTTCTTCGACTGGTTTGCCCAGGGCATAGGCGATTTTATATGCAATTTTGGGAGTCACTGACCGAAAACGGCCAGTTTCAATCCCGCTTAACGTGGTGAAATGTACACCAGCCCGTTCACTAAATTCAACTAAATTTAAACCCAACAGCGCCCTTCCCACCACGATTATTTCTATTCGTGGCCGCGCCATAACATTACTTTTCATACGTACACCTCCGTTTTTTAAAATACTTCTATATTTAAATTCTAGCAACTCAATGCATGCCATTCAATAGTTCAAAGAATTATTATTGAATATTTATGACAATAATGCACTTACTATATTTACATTATGATTACAATATGATAGAATTATTTTATGGAGGTGATTATGTGCCACGTAGAAATACAGATTTTAGATCGGTACCTAGATTAGCTGAGCGAATAGAAGATGCCCGAAAAAATGCCGGGTATTCCCTTCGTGGTATAGCAAAAGAGCTTGGAATATCTCAAAGCGGATATGCTAATTATGAACTTGGCAAGGCAGAACCCAGTCTCTCTGTATTTATTAGAATGTCCGAACTTTTCCATGTATCTATAGACGATTTACTTGGTACTTCAGAAGTCAAAAATCCCGGGGGAAATCAAAGACAGCAAACCCTTAATGAGCTATGGTTAATTATTGAGAGTCTCCATAATCGTCAAGGTTACAATTCACTTCAGGAAAGAAGCGCTGTATATGAATCAATTTCTCTATTTAAAGAGATATTAAAAAGTAATACTTTAACGAAAATGCCGGATGAAGACAAAAATCTTGCAACTTTGGTGGGTTCATTTGAGGAAATTAATGCAATATACAGCGGTAAAAAAATACATCCAAAACAGTCCTCACGTATAGATGCAGATATATTTTTACCATACCGAAATATTAAGTTATTATGTGATATGTTAAAAATATTCTTAGAATTTCTAAAAAGCAGGGAATATGAATTTGAGAACAAAGACGATTATTGCTCTAAACTATTGCAATTAAAAAATGAGTTCCGTCTTATTGAAGATGAATTTGAAAAAATGTTTATATTAAACGCAAATGTGAAAGGGGAGGAATGAATCTATGGCATCGATTGAAAAAAGAAGTGATTGCTCATATCGATTAACAGTAAGTCTCGGCTATTCTAACGGGAAAAAAATCAAGAAACAAAAAACCGTCAAGTTGGACCCGGGTTTAAAACCGAAGCAAGTAGAAAAAGAACTGCAACGGCAGGCTGTTCTTTTTGAGAATGCAGTCAAAGAAGGAGTTTTTCTTGAACCATCACATTTTACGGTATCCAGTTTTGCTGAAAAATGGCTGAATGAACATGGGAAATCTTTGGCGAATAAAACCCGGTTGAGATATGAAAAGATATTGCGAGGACGGGTTAGTCGGGCTTTGGGGCATTTGAAGCTCGATCAGTTGAAACCTCTGCATTTATTAGAATTCTATCAAAATTTGCAGGAAATCGGGATTCGAGAGGATATAACGTATATAGCTACTCCTGAACTTAAAGAATTGATTAACAAGCAAGCTATAGAATTAAATAAGCTGGCTGGCGCTGCCGATATAACCGAAAAAACATTAACTGGTATTCTATCAGGCAAGCCAACCACAACGGCCCGAAATATCACTGATGCGCTTAACAAAAAATTTGACTTGAAAGTAAAGTTTATTAAAATGTTTATCCCAGCCTCCGACCTCAAACCGTTAAGCAATAAAACCGTAATATACTACCACAGAGTGTTATCAGTTATGTTCGCAGATGCCGTCCGTTGGGAAATGATGAGAGAAAATCCTTGCTTAAAGGTACAGCCTCCAAAGGCTACCCAAAAAGAGATGTCTTGCCTTGATGAAGAGGGAATATCCAGATTACTTGAATGCTTGGAGTCGGAAGATATTAAAACTCAAATAATAATTACCCTTGCTTTAATAACGGGCTGTAGACGTGGAGAAATTTGCGGCCTTCAATGGGAACATATTGATCTTGAAAAAGGAGTCATCAATATTAAGCAAGCAGCTACATATACGCCTGAAGCGGGAACTCAGGTAAAACTACCAAAGACGAAAGCAGGGATCCGACAAATAGCCATCCCGGAATCTGTTGTGCAGTTATTGAAACAGTATCGCAAGTGGTGGCTTGAGCGAAAAATAAAGCTTGGCGATTTGTGGCAGAGGGAAGAGAAAGAGCAGCAGGGAGATAATTGGAAGGATTCAGAATGGTTACTCGCAACATGGGACGGACATATAATGCATCCGGACACCATAACATCTATTTTTAAAAAGTTCTTAAATCGGCATCAATTACCAATTATAAGGTTTCATGATCTCCGACATGGCGCAGCTACATACTTGATACACTCAGGGTTAAATGTCCGCGCTGTAGCTGCCCGTATGGGTCACGCGAACCCCGATATTACTCTTAGGGTATATGCTCACGCTCTTCAGAGTGCTGACCAGCAGGCAGCCAGTATCATGGAAAATCTCTTCAAAAAGGATATACCTGCCGATCAGAAGCAAGCATGA